GTTCGCTTTTTCGGGGTGTAGCGCAGTCTGGTAGCGCGCCTGCTTTGGGAGCAGGATGTCGTAGGTTCAAATCCTATCACCCCGACCATGGAGAGGTGTCCGAGTGGCCGAAGGAACTGGTCTTGAAAACCAGCGTAGGGCAACCTACCGTGGGTTCGAATCCCACCCTCTCCGCCATATATTTATTAAGTTAAATTTGTGTAAATTGCCTTTACACATGGTATAATAATTAAAGATGATATACCAAGGTAGCTCAGTGGAAGAGCGCTGCCCAGTAGGATATCCGAGTCTGCGTGACGCTACTATAACACAGGAATAATTGACCTGGTAGTTCACGGTAATTGAGGCAAAGGGTTGAAACACTTGCAAAGGTTTGAGCGAGTGGAACTATGTTACGAGGCGGAGGTTGGTGGTTCGAACCCATCCCTTGGTACTGCAGGTTATAGGTACAAGATTCAGGTGAGATAAATGAAAGTCGGTGATTTAGTAATGTTTAGTGATAATGGACGCTACGCAAAATGGTTCTTTGGTCGATTTGCAAATGTCACACACTGTTCTACCCCTGGTGCCGTCGGCTATGCTCACTGTAGGGTCGAGTGGGTAACCCCAGTGATGTATCACGGTCGCCCAACAACAATATCTGATTTTCCTATTAATAAATTTACGATTTGTTGAATATAATAAAATTATGGTAAATAACAAGTGAAAGTTGGCGATTTAGTAAGAGTTGTGTCTAAGGAGATTGCAAATTATGAACCATATAACAGTAAGATTGGTCTTTTGACTAAGATTATTGTTGGAAAAGAGATAACGTACTATGGGTTGTTGGTTTCAGGAGATTATCGTGTGTTTCGTCAAGAGATTGTGGAGGATTTATAATGAAGAAATTAATGGTAGGTAAGAGTGTCGCATTTCCTTTGAATAATGGAAATGTGGTAGGTAAAATTGTAGAAATTGAAGAAAGTACAATAGTGGTAGCATCAGAGCTAGATCAGACTGTTCGTTATAGGATACCAATAATGTTTGCTCTAAATTCTAAGACCTTTAAGATCAAGTGAGTCTTTTAAAGATCGGGGATTTAGTAAAGATAAAAGGCATACAAGATTATGATGAAGATGTAACCTGTATTATAATAAGCATTTCACAGCCATCCTTGCAATTTCCATATCAGGTAGTAACCGTCATGTTCAAAGATAGGATATGTGATGGCATTCTTGCACAGTTTTTAGAAAAAATAAAATAAATTACGTTTGAGATATGTACATTTGCTTAGTGACTATTATATTTTATTTGATAATGAACCAAAGAAATTGCCATAATGGAATTTTAGAGGTTACGTGTTTAACTTGCTTTTAAAGGAGATTTAATAATGACTACACTTACCACTTATCGACCCACCTATCGGCCTGGCCTATTAGGCAGCGGTGTTCTTGACGATGTCTTAGACGGATTTTTTAATGATTTTCCACGACATCTTAAACGCTCAACCGATGGTTACCCAGTCGCAGATATTTACACCACTGATGATGGTAATACTATAATGGAATTCGCCCTAGCTGGATTCTCTAAGGAAGAATTATCTATTGATATAAAACCTGGGAGGCGAAGCATAATGGTATCTGCAAATACATCAACAGTTGATGATTCATCAATACGAAGGATTGCTCGTAGAAGTTTTCAAAAAACATATGTAAATTATGACGATAATCTGGACCTTACAGCCGTTACGGCCACTTTTAAAGATGGTTTACTAACAGTCAACGTCCCAAAGCGTCCAGAGACGAAACCTCTATCTGTTAAGATCAGTTAAACCTTTTTATTTAGACACAGAGATTGATAGTCTCAGTTTAATGATTAAAGGAAAATGTACAATCAACTTGATTAAATTAAAAAGTTAGAAAAAATTTAGTCTAAGACTCGTAAGTAAGGAGAATATAGTGAGCAAAATTATTGGTATTGATTTAGGAACAACAAATTCTTGTATGGCAGTTATTGATTCCGGCAAGGAACCTAAAATAATCGTCAATGAAGAGGGTAGCAGAACAACCCCTTCGGTCATCGGGTTTGATGATAAAGGTAACGCGTTGGTAGGGACTTCTGCCAGCAGGCAGGCCGTAGTGAATCCTACAGAGACTGTTTACTCTGTTAAAAGATTCATTGGTTCTAAGTACAGTGAAGTAAAAGATATTGCAAAATCTATGCCATATGATGTTAAAAAAACACCATCTGGTGAGGTTCAGATTAAGATCGGCGATAAAAATTACTCACCCCAGGAATTGTCTGCCAAGATTTTAATAAAGCTTAAGGCTGCTGCAGAGAGATATCTTGGTGAGGATGTCACAGAGGCAGTAATTACCGTGCCAGCATATTTTAATGATAGCCAACGTCAGGCCACAAAAGATGCGGGTAAGATAGCAGGTCTTGATGTACGACGTATTATTAATGAACCAACGGCCGCTGCGCTTGCGTACGGTTTGGACAAAAAGACTGACGAGATCATTGCAGTGTATGATTTTGGGGGAGGGACGTTTGATGTATCAATCTTAGAGGTTTCAGCGGGTGTTGTTGAAGTTCTTTCAACGGCAGGGGATACACACCTCGGGGGAGATAATATTGATGAAAAATTGATTAGTTATTTTATTGCTGAGTTTAAAAAAGATTCTGGGATTGATGTCTCAAATGACCCGATGGTTATGCAAAGATTAAAGGAGTCCGCAGAAAAATGTAAAAAAGAGCTTAGCTCGACAGCACAAACGGATGTCAACCTTCCATTCTTGACAGCCGATGCCACTGGGCCTAAGCACTTTGTTGCAACCATCACACGCGCAAAATTCGAATCGATGGCAGAGGATATTGTCAACAAGACGTTTATGTCATGTAAACAAGCATTAAAGGATGCCAAGAAGGAAACTTCTGATATCAATGAAGTTCTTTTGGTCGGGGGTTCTACTAGAATCCCACTTGTTATTAGCGAAGTTGAAAAGTTCTTTGATAAAAAGTCTCATAGGGGTGTCAACCCAGATGAGGTTGTAGCTTTGGGCGCTGCAATCCAGGGTGGTGTCCTTTCAGGTGATGTTAGTAATATATTATTATTGGATGTGATACCATTAAGTCTAGGCATTGAGACGATGGGAGGGGTTACGACCGTGCTTATTTCTCGGAACACAACAATCCCTACAAAGAAAACAGAGATATTTTCTACTGCAGATAATAATCAGGTTGGTGTAAATGTTCATGTTCTTCAAGGTGAACGTCATATGGCTAATGATAATAGAACATTGGGCAATTTTATGCTAGACGGTATTCCTCCAGCCCCTCGAGGTGTTCCACAAATTGAGGTAACATTTGACATTGATGCGAATGGCATTTTAAGCGTTGTGGCAAAAGATAGGGCCACCAGCAAAGAACAAAAAATCACTATAACAAGTTCTTCAGGATTATCAGAATTAGAAATTGAAAAAATGATTCAGGAAGCAAAGGAAAATGAGCAAAGTGATATGGAGAAAAAGGCGTTGATAGATGCAAGGAATAATCTAGATACACTTTCATATCAAGCAGAGAAGTTGACTGTAGAGAATGCAACATCGCTAAGTGACGGCGCCAAACTAGCTGTTCAAACTGCTTTAGACGAAGCTAAGGTTGCTTTAAACGAGAACACCCTTGATCTAATAGAACTGGCTACAACTAACTTAAACGCTGCGCTAATGGAGTCTGCAAAAGAAATGTATGCGAAGTCGCAGGCAGAAGCCTCAAACGATGCAGGGCAAGAGAGTGTAGTCCCTCCAGATGATATTATTGATGCGGAATTTGTAGACTAGAGTAACTATGAAGGAGGGAGACCTGGTCAGATTTGTTAAACATACGGGTGGCAAATCTAATCTAGGTCTCCTTTTGTCATATGAACCCTGGCAAAAGATAGCAATTATTCTTTATGCTAGTGAAGTACTACGCATTCACTCGAGATATGTAACAAAGGCTGGAAGAAGAGATTTTAAATAATGTGCAAATTAGCTCCGTATGTGGTATAATATTTATACATGAACAAAGGAAAAATAATGGTGCCCGGTGATCTGGTCAAACATCGCTTTAAAGGCAGGGACACAGACACAGGTATTGTTGTGAGATGCTACAACAAGCCACCCCCACTTCCTGGAAGGATGATAGAGGTCATGTGGGATCCGATGAGTTCATTAAAAGATAACTGGTTATACAGTTCTAGTCATTTAGAGATAATTAATGAAAGTCGGTGAACTGGTTATTATGTCAAATGCGAAAGACTGTACCCTTCATCCTGGTCTGGATGTTGGTATCATCATTGATGACCAACCGGTGAAAAATCGGATTGGTGTAACATGGGCAGGTGAAACCTGCGTAGATTTTGAGCCTGTTAAATGGCTGGAGGTAGTTAAGTGAAATATTTCACAGTATTTCTAACTGTATTGTTTATATGTACCGGTTGTTCCTGGTCTCATCCGGCTGGCAGCACTACTGCTAATAGACGATGTAACAATTTCACCCAATGGGATGATTGTGCTAAATCTTCTAATTGTATACATGCACGTGCCTGGTACAATGATGACGGAGGATTCAGGGAAACTTGGATTTGTATAGAAAAGCATAAGCGGGGGTTGTCTGAATGAATAGCGAATTGATTGTTATAGCAACAATTATTGGTGCGAATATCTTATCGTTCATTCTAGGTCTAGGTCTAGGGAAGGCTATTTGGGGACGACTACGGTGGTAAAATGAAAATCGGCGATTTAGTTAAAGTTAAATTGGGCCAACCTAGTAAGATCGGAATCATAGAAAGAATAGACAAAGACTATTATGGTGCGCAGAAGGCATTTAAAATTTATCGAAAAATTGAACGAGGAAAATGTATTCGCCCAGGGATGGTAGACGGATTTGGGACTACAAAAAATGGCATTCATGATAGGGTGCTTGTATGCTGGCCAGATACAGAATTTCCAGAATACTATTCATCCTTACAACTAACAGTGGTTTCTTAAAATGATGTGTAACAAAGTCAAAACTATTTGCCTATTATTTTCATTAGGCCTATTCGGGTGTCTTGATAATAATGACATTCGATTTGAAGATAATTTATTAAATCACCCACCACAAGCACAGGTAGACAAGTCTCGGTGGGTGGATATTACGTTATCAATAGGAAGATTGTCATCATCTGGTAAAATTGAAGAATTTAATGAGGTAGGTGTAGACGTAGTCTCGGGGATTCAGTATTTTCAGGTTATTGCAAAGTTGAATTATTTTGTAAAAGATTATGAATTTCTAAGAGTCATATTTACTAGCGATAGAATGGAGTGGGTTAATTCAGGATTTGATTTCTATGAATCTGAATCTGATTGCGACGAAGCCGGAGAACACTGCGACTTAGTGGTTCCTGCAGAGGGAGTCAGTGGTGTATTTTTTGTAGGAGAGAAGCTTGTTGCGATAACAAATTCCTACTGTTTAAAATCAGATTTTGATTATCAATATACAGTGTATGCGTATGTCATAGATATTTCAGGACCTGAGGCAGTAATTGTCTCTGATTTAAGTAAATCACCGGTTAGCTGTCTGCAGTTTTAATATGATCAATTATTTTAGCAAATGGTGGGATAAGCCGGAACTTGAATCTGATTTGCACAACGTTGTGGCTAATCATTTTATGTCTCTTAGGGGCCTGGTTCTTGATTACTATGGTACAGACGAAGGAGAACATACGTTTAACGTTGATGGCGTAGTATTCAAGGTTTATGAAAATCCAGATGATGGATATCGGTCACATTTAGGGCCTATAGATTATTCTGGTGCTTTAGACTCCAGTATTTTCTTTAAGCAGCCTATTGCCAAAGTAAGAATTGAAGATTTTGATGATAAGTCCCCATATAACTCTGAAGATAGTTGGTCTAACCAATTGGATCAAGGCTACAGGCTTACAGATATATTAGACGGACATGTCTGGTTAGAATTTGGCACCGGAAACTACGACGACTATTATCCATATTTTATGTTTAGACATTATCCTAAAAAGTCATTATGAGAAATTCTAGAATGCCTAAATTAGGTGACATGATCGTTGAAACGTGTCCTAATACTAGTAAGGTATACATAGGACTAGTCTCTGAGATTAAATTAGACAAATGGGGGCATCAGTCAAATGTAATGATCGAGTGGTCTGACAGTTTTCCTAAATATTATTTTCTCCAGCGTGGGTACAGCGGTGTAACCATACACAATATTAGATCTCGATTCGAGGTTATTCGTGGGGGAGTAAAGATACAATGAAAGCAGGTGATCTGGTCCAGGTTAAACCTGCCAAAAGTGGCGTTTTCCTGGTGATTCGAGAAATTTTAAATGGAGACAAAGATTATCCACTGTTTTCACGTACCGGTAATTCTTTATGGCTATTGTTTGGTGAAGACATCGGTTGTGCACCAATGAATGAAGAATGGATAGAGGTGATTAATGAATCCTGATTATTATGATTACTTAGATGAATATCCAGACTATGATTACTTCCAGGGGCAGAAATTTTCGAATCGATATGGTGTACCAGAGAACCCCTGGCCTACAGCAGTATCAGTTGACCTAAGGGTGGGTCAACTTGTAAGACTCCGCGATGGCATTAATCTGGTTGGCGAGTGTATTACAGATTCAATAGGTATCATTATTGCTACGGCACAGGGTAAAGCCCAGGTAATGATATCTATGGGCAGGCTTATTTGGGTTTCTAATAGTGTAGTGGGAATAGTAAATGAGAGCAGGTAATTTAATCAGATATATTCATGAACAAGATTCTAGATTAGACGAAATAGGTCTGGTTTTAGAGATCTCAAGGGGTAGTATTACTATCCCTCAATTATTTAATGTTTTATGGAGTAATGAGGGTATGGGTGAGGTTTACGATGATGAAGTGGAGATTATTCAATGAATAATTCGTACAACGTATTTGATTGTTACAAAAATATGACAGTAAGTGAAATAAGGGAGGATGTGCTTTCAAAAACGCTCCAATTTAGTGTAATGATGGAACATTGGAAAGGTGACTTTAATATCTCTACGCTTATTAGAAATGCTAATGCGTTTGGTGCACATGAAGTTTTGTACATAGGCAAAAAGGGGTTTGATAGAAGGGGTGCCGTCGGCGCTCATCATTATGTTAATTTAATTAATATCAAAACGAAACAGGAAGTCATTTCTTTAAAAGAAAAATATCATTTTATTTGTTTCGAAAATAATGTCAAAAACCTAAAGCCAGTGTTCCTTAAAGATTTTGACTGGGCAACAATTCCAAAAGAAAAAATGCCACTATTAATTTTTGGCGAAGAGAGTACGGGGATTACTCCCGAAGTGATGAAATTTGCAGACGACATCGTAACAATCAATCAGATAGGGTCAGTAAGAAGTCTAAATGTGGGAACTTGTTCAGGTATTGCTATGCACAGCGTAGCAACACATCAATCAAGGGAGATAAATGTTTGAGTTTACTAAAAGAGAATATGGCGTAGGCGAGGATGTTTGGTGGAATAACGTCTTGATTGGGAATATTGAATCAATCGTACGAGAGAATCAAGATATAGACTGGCAGTCTTTAAGGGAGGATAAGACTCTTAGATTGTCCGTTGGCGAAAGGTGGGACGTAACGTTTAAGGCAAGCTCAACCATTGGCAGGCGAAAAATTGGTATTTTTAAAAATAGAGACCAGGCGGCTGCCGCAATTTTAGATGATCACAATAACTTATTTTTAAAAAAAATTATAAAATGAAGGTAATAATATTATTTTTTTAAATGGTATTGATCTTAGGAGAAACAATGTCAGTATATAAAAATCTTGAAAATTTAAATCTTAAAGAAGACACTCATGTTACGCTTGCATATAGTGACGGCACAGATGTTTTTGTTCATAACGAGACAGACGTAGAAACCGCGATAGAGGACACAGGGGTCATTGAAGCATTATGTGATTTAGTTGCGGTTAGGGGCCTAACGGTTAATACGATACACGGAAGCAATGTCATAGAGTCATTACGAGAATCTGGTTTGCTAGAGGCCTATGAAAGAGATTTCACCTTTGCAGAATTCTTATCAGATATTATTAAGGAGAATTTTTATGATGTAGGCCTAATAGATTATTCAACTACAGCGTATGACTATAAACGTGGGTTCTGTACTCTGACAGCAGTTGTCGATGTAACGGCCAAAGAGTTAATGAGCCTTAGGCCAGACCTGGGGGGTTGGACGATTTCCGTAAATACAGGCGGCGGCACCCTATCTTTAGAGGGATAGTGTGGCGAGATATTACAAAACGGCCTTATTCGCAGAGGTGGAAAACGACAACACTTATCTTTTGTGTTCTTTGAATATAAATGATGACGAGATTAAAGAGAGAAGTAGGTGGTTTACAAGGCTGACTGGTGTAAAGGCGCAACCCGTCTTCATAGAAAAGTGGAATAAGTTATCAAGACAACAGACGAAATACTCTAGATTAGTAGAATATGCGGATAGGTCTTGGAAGATTATCGATCTTGAATAAAAATTTAAAAGCCGTAGTTGCGTCCACTATTGGTGTCGTGTTCTTAGTAGAAAATGCAGATAAATTATCTACAAATATAAGTGACATTAAATCTGCCATTTATTCAAATGGCAATCATTTAATGCATGACAGAGTGCCCCTAGGCAACGGCTTAAGCAGAACACATTGGTTTATACGGATAAAAGAAACAAGTGAACCCATGTCCATCTGGATAGACGTTACGGATGACCTCCTTAAGGACGTAACATCCACCATAGAGATGGGAACAATCTAAAATTGAAATCCGCTGGTCCGGCACCATCACCACGCAATGTGATAAGGATAAAGAAGCTTATCTTTGGAAATAAAAAAGATCTGTATGACATGCCTGAATTCAATAAGGGAGACTTAATCGTCCTAAATGAATTCGGCAGCCGGGTAGCACTAGCATTAATAACTGTGGTTCATAGACCTCAATGTTTAGAGATCCCCAACAAGGATGACTGCATAAAATACTCGATATTATTTGACGGCATTCACCATAATCGAGTTTCAGAATCAACATTGAGTCAATGGCGGGTGCTAACCGGGTGGGTGTCTGATGACCCCAACTCGAGCCATATTTAAAAATAGGGAGAAAATAAAATGAAAGAATTCCATAATTCGCGTGTTAAACGCCTGGTCAGTATAGTCATCACAATCGCATTATGCACGATATCGTTTACATGTGCTACAACACAAAGTACATCTCAAAACAAAGAATCGGCTTATCCAAATATTACATTTAAAAATGTCAGGCAATCATGCCAAGATGTCAAAGACGGGTGGATGATTCCTGTAGCAGGAACAACAGTCTCCGTACTCCAGTTCAGTAATTGTTTAGAAATAGACAATCTATTAATGATAGCAGTTGACAATAGCCTGGACAACAATATCAAACTTAAGACGGTAGAGTTGGTCATATTACACTTTGCGGAATTTCTTAAAAAAGACTCAGACGTAATATGGACAAGAAAAAAGATAAAAACGAATATTGACAATGGAGCGTTTGTTACATTCTACATATTAGAGTCTAAAAAGAAATTATGTACAGATGGACCTTGTAGACTTGAAGAATAAAGACGTTAAAAGAAAAACGCTATTCATAGTAACCAATGAACAAGAAATATATCTACCCCGTCCATCCAGTTGGACTTCCGGTTGGGCCAGGCATTTATGGTTCACCCATGTAATGGATAAATCTCCCAAGATTGCAAGTCCGGATTATTGGAAAATGCTATCAGACAAATATGATACTCAAATACTCTTGGAACATCATGACGGTCAAACAACGATCTTGTCATCGATTTCGGAGTCTCACCGTAGACCTCATAATGAATGATAAAAACAAGTTACTAATAAGGGAAATGATCGATAAAGCAGCCAAAAACTTAAGCTTGCCACCCTCCAGGAGGCACCCTAAGGGCCGCAATCCCCACGCACATATAGCACTAGTGATTAAGCAAACATGTGGCTCTAGCTATACAGAACTGCCTAATGAAATGATGCCGGCAATAATAGAAATAATCCAACATTGTGAAGATAATCCGTTCTAAGAACGTTACTCCGTCAAGTCCTTTATCAAAGGAACGTTAGGGTTGGACGAACGATGAAGAACAATAAGCGACTCCCACCCAACAGAGACCATCTCTGTCCCGCATAACACAGTGCACTTATCAGGCTTTCCTAGCTTATAGGTTATCTTGTAAAGTATTCCCGTCAATTTTTCAATGTCTTCTTGCTTATACCCACCAGAGAAAGAGACAATAAGGTCACCAATTTCTGGATCCAACACTCTAGTCTTAAAAACAGTTTCAGGCTCACAATAAAGCTTTAAACAAATAGACTTGGGAACAACATAGTAGGAATTTGTGTAACTTGTTGACCATTCAACAACCAGATCGACCAAGCCAACGATCAAAACTCGACATAGGGTTACTTCACTTGTATATAGTGTATCCCTGTCTTGTTCTCCGCCAAAGACGGCAATGAGGTCACCTTCAACAAATTCACTCATTTATTATCTCCTATTATATTATCTAAATATAAGAAATCCAGGTGGTAACAGGTGAAAACCTTGAAATTATGATGCAATTAAGATATAAAAGCAAAAAAAAAGGGTCATTTTGGCTGCCACTGCCAGGTTACTCATATTTATTTATGGAGGTACCAAAATCTATGGGGTAACCTGGCTAATAGTAGCGCTACACCTTTCATGTATTCCGCTTGCATTTGTATATTCACACATTTTAGAGTGGGTGTTCCACAAATACGTGCTACACGGTTTGGGAAAGAAAAAGAATAGCCCATGGGCTTCACATTGGCACACCCACCACAGAAGATCTCGACACAACGATAACTACGATAAAGATTACACGAAGGGATTTTCAGACAAGACAGTAAGGTCAGAAATATTGGGCTTAGGCTTCTTATCAATCACCCACATTCCAACGTTCTTCATATCTCCCATATTCTACCTGGCATTGGTTGCCTCAGGCATCAGGTACTACCAGGTTCACAGGAGATCCCATCTTGATATCAAATGGTGCAAAGAACATCTACCCTGGCATTATGATCACCACATGGGAAGGAATCAAGACGCCAATTGGGGTGTTACCACGGATTGGATTGACAGGCTTGTGGGAACAAGAGTCTCCAACACGGACAAACAATCCTAAACACCAAAATGCAATCTGGTAAAATATAAAAATAACCTCCCTTGGTTAGTTCTCATGCGAATTATTCTTATATTTGTTTTTTTGTTGCTTGTGGTAAGTTCATGTTCTGAATTGTTTATGTCCCCACCGACCATACCTGATCACTCCAGGTATCCAGCGCTGGACCCTATGCATTATGATGTTAAAGAAAAAGAGGCATCAACGCATGATCGTTATGAACCACCACTATGTGATAATGAAAAAGTAGACGTCTTATTAATAGTTGATCTATCTGCTTCTATGTCTCCTATAATATCCATTGTTTTTCAAACGATCAAGACATTTTCAATTCAACATAATGAAAATAATATGCTGTGGGCGATTATCGCTGGACCAAAGAATATTGGAACGACACCCGGAAATAAAAATTATCTACAAAGAGTGAGTGATCTTACAAGAATTGACAAGTTTTTGTCCAAAATTGAAGATATCAATATTTCGCAAGATGATATGATAGGTCAGTATGAGATGCTATATGATGCGTTGTATCTTTCTTTAAGAAATCTATCCTTATATCTACCTTATGAAAATGATCAACTCTTGTGGCCAACATGGATAGGAGACGTGTTAGAAGAATCTGATCCTCCCATTGAAGACTTCTACATCAACTGGAGAGATGATAGCAAAAAGATCATTATAGTCTTCACAGACGAACCAGGCCAGAGTTTTCTAATACCAAAAAGTGAGTTGGGAAAATCATATAATACAATGGACACGATAACTCAACAAAAATTGACAAAAATGATTGCAACAATAGAAAATATAGAAGCATATGCATTTACACCACAGGGTGCGTGCAAAGATGGAGTATCAGGGTGGAAACCGATAGTAGACGAAACCAAAGGCGGATGGCACCAATTAACACCTGGTGTAGAAACAATATCATCCTATCTAGAGAGTATCATGTTAAAGGACTCTTGTTATTAAGAAGTTTTTAAACAAATTAGCCTAATAGACTATAATTCCATAATGGAATTTCACAAATCAAACAGGTTTTCAGAAGACTCTAAGCAAAGAGTGGCGCTAGTAGATATTGATGAAACGATTTGTTTTTATTCAGATGCCAGACAATATGATCTATCAGAACCAAATTATCAAAACATTGCAAAGATCAATGGACTTTACAATGCGGGATGGAAGATTATATATTGGACAGCAAGAGGATCTGTATCCGGTAAGGACTACACAGACCATACTCAAACGCAGCTTAAAGAGTGGGGATGCAAGTATCATGAACTTGTAACAGGAACAAGTCTCAACCCCAAACCCCACTTTGACCTGGTCATCGATGACAAAGCAAAAAGAATAGAAGAACTTTAAACATTCACCGCAAACTAAGTAATATATATAAGAAGGCAGAGTTGATTAAATGCTAATGAATGAAGTCTTCAGAATACACACACAACACACAGGAGAATATAATGAGTGATAAGAACAAGAGTGGATATGAGCTTCGTACCGATTTGTTAGGAATGGCAATTGGAATCGTATGTGATAAGGTTAACCGACAGTTTGAGAATGAACATCTCAAGCCTGAGGGCCAGCGCGATGCTGTGATACCTTACACTACTGAAGATATCATTGTTGAGGCTGAAAAGCTTTATGATTTCGTGCAAAAAAAGTAATGTCGGATATTATGTCTGACATGCGAAGGGTCAATAATTTCTATTGATTTGGAGCATCCGCAGGGAGGCACGGGATTAAACAATAGGTGCCTTGTTTAACCGTCATGTTCTAAAAGGCATGACAATAATATAAAAGAAGTAAAAAAGTAATGAGTAAAGGTAAAGTAAAGTTTTTTAATACTAGTAAGGGTTTCGGGTTCATCACTCCACAAAGTGATGGGGAAGATCTCTTCTTTCATGTTTCGGAACTACGGGTTGAGTCAGCTAACGAGGGCGATTCTGTAGAGTACGATGTTGGCGAAGGACGGAAGGGTCCATGTGCTGTGAATATTAGAGAAGCAAATAACTATTAAATAAACAGTGAAGGTTTGATTCCTTCGTAGGTCCGGCTTGTCTAGGTAGAGTAACCCTAAGGCTAGCCGGACCTTTTTTTTATTCAAATCACTGTGAAAGGGTAACCTTCTGTAGGAGAAGATGGGTAATGACCCTGGGCTTTATTTGATTCTATGATTCGCCAGGAATGTCAAAACGTAATTGAGACTGAAGACAAATTGAGGAATGTTATGTCTGTACTCATGGGGGTAAATTGTATATCTGGACTCTAGGCATAAAAAAACAGCCCCGTTTGGGACTGTCTAAGCTTTACCGCCGTACTCGCCAGATGTATATTGTATTCTGCTATTTGGCGTTTGTTAAATGTACATCACTATTTTTAGATTTCCATGTCAGTCTCCTGTCTGTCAGTCAGACTCAATCTGTCTCTCTGTTCTCCCCTTGATCGGATCTGTTCAAGCTTCATGCCAATAAGCATACCCAACCAGCCAATGGCAATAATTGCACTGATAATCAGTACTGTCGTTATAATTGTCACGTTTTGTTTTTCAAACCTTTTTTCCTTTATAGTAATATTATACCATATTTTGAGTCAATTTGCATAAAAAAGACAGAGTTTAATTTTATTCTTATGAGTGATGAGAAAGGATTCGGTCTACTTTTCACGCCTCTGGAGTCAAAAAAGGAAGGGAATATTTTGATAAATAAATCTAAAAATAATTTGCCTCAATAACTCAAGAGAGGCAGGAATGTTCTTGTAAACATTTTTATCTTTTTTTGTCCTCGATTGTAACCAGAGAAAACCTGCAGCAAAACTTCTTAAAGGGACCCGGCGAGTGAAGAGGGATAATCCCTGCAGCCTTCAACCCCTGCAATTTGCAGACAATAATTTATTTTTTCGTGCAAACTCCTCCTACGTGTGGTACAATAATACTATAAACAAGGAAAGGAAATCATGGAAAACACATTTACGAAAGCCAATCTTACACAGCATAAGGGTTGGGTTGAGTATTGGAATCCCTCAGGTTCCACTAAGTTTGTTGCCCGCTTCAAATACGGGACGCCTCACACTTTCATGACTCTCCTTCGAAAGAAGTTCACGGTCTCAGAGTATTTCGATCGTCTCGACAACGACGAGACTCCTGGGGCAATCGCTGAGAGTAAGGGTTGGGTTAGTCCCGCTATCAAGAAGCAGCTCAAGAAGGCTGGGTATCCTCTTACACCGGCTGGCAAGAATCTTTACTTTGCCGATCAGGCAGCTGCATACAGCAACGTCTAGGAGAAAGAGATGATTAAAGTTGGTGATAGAGTTCGCTCGTTTGATTATGTCCAGGGAGACTTCGGTCGTGATCTGGATGGTGATCGTGCTTGTTATGTAGAGGGTATTATTGAGGACCTTGTCGAGCGAGAGGGTTGTCCCCGCTACGAGATTCGCGTTGATTATGATGTCTTCGGTGGCGACGAGCGTAATCACCGGGTCGGCAACCTTGTCTACCCACCGGTTAACGGGACCCCGAAACTCTTCGGCGGTGTCTGTAATAACGTCGATCTGGCCTAGGAGACAAATGATGAATTGGTTTAAGGGATTTCAGATGCTTGGTGAAGCTTATATTAATTCTCGTCGGGAAGAAAAGCAGGCGCTGATTGAGCAAGTCCGAGACTCTTATAGTGTTCGTGAAAAGTTGCTTGTCCGTGATGCATGGTCTGAGGAAGAGATGCAAGCGGCAAACGACTATATTGAGTATGCTTCGTGGTGTTACAAGAACCTGGTGTGCGCATAGCACAACCTGAAAGAGAATAAATTTATGAACGACATTCGAGAAGATATCATGGATCAGCTTGATCGCATTACTGCCTATAACCCTGCGTCAAGCGCCACGGATTATTATGAGCGCTATGGTGAGGTTGTTGATGCGTTAGAGGCTCTCGTCATTGGATATTCTGTTGACGTTACGTCAGTCACAGCAGCTGACATACCGGCATGCTCTGAGGAGGATGTGGCTGGCTATGAAGTTCAGGATTTGGAAGAGAAGGCTAAGGGTGGAGAGCAAATTCATATGGACTTTTCAAAAGAGAAGGAAAGTCATATCGCACCATGAAGGTCCTTGAAGACATTGTTTATTATGTACTCGGCTGGGGTCTTGCATTCCTTATTATGGTTACAATTACTGTAATGACTATTGGCATCCCAGGTAACAATTCATGAAAGATTTTTTAAAAGCTGGGTTATATTTTGTATTGGCGTTATGGGGAATTCCTTTCGTTTGTTGGTGTATTATGATGTGGATTACATACAATATGTTGTCTAATATGTTTTAACCTTATTATTCCTAGGGCTTGAACATTATATTGATTGTTTGTATTATTAATTAAGGTTATTTTTTTGAGGGAGATTTAAGATGGCGAAAATGGGTGCAGGTTCTTCGGGTGTTTTTTCTGATAAGAAGACGCTACAAGGTAAAGGTCGGTGTACAAAGTGGCCTGGTCCTGGGAGCAAGACTCTTGGGGGTGGACGAGTGTCTAAGACTTACCGTAAGAAGTATAGGGGTCAGGGCCGATGATGTGACGTTAAACATGTAACTAGTTGACTTAATTTGATATTTTTACAGGCCCTTAGCTCAGTCGGTTAGAGCGTCGCCCTCATAAGGCGCAGGTGCAGGGTTCGAGTCCCTGAGGGCCTACCAACTTTAAGACCTTTAATTAAATTAAAGGTCTTTTTTTTTATAAAACCGCCCCTAAATGCTTATTATTAATCACGTTCAAAAAGAACGCAAGTTAAGATTACCTTAACAAATTATTTTTTAAAAAAGGATTATATTAATGAGTTATAACAACAGCAAAACGACTAGTCGCTTCCAGTTCAACGTTTCACGTAACACCACAGCCAAGAAGGCTGGCAGTAATGGTTTGACCATCTCTACCCTTCCAGTAGATGGCCAGCAGTACTCTGTCGGTACGACCCAGCTTTCCATGTCTGTCAAAGAGGCAATTGCACTGAAGTCTTTCCTCGACGAGTCGCTTAGTGATGAAGTTCTAATTGTAGGCTAGTCACAGCTAGTTAAAATCATTAAGGATTTTGAAGTATGTGCGCTGGTCTTTTATTGGCGCACATACTTTTTTTTTATCATTTTCGTGCAAATTTCGCCTACTTATTGTATAATATACATGTTGGTGGGGTTACCCCAAGGAGATGAAATTGTCGAATAAAGGAACGAGCGTTGATTTGGCCCCGGTTGTTGCAGGCGCAACAGACGCGGAGGCTCTAGCATTTGATCTGGAAACACATCGCGTAAAGATGATGCTTGATGAACCATTCTTCGCAGCGGTCCTTCGTGGTGTTAACTACACCCGAACCCAGGCCATCCCTACTGCGGGTGTCCTTGCTAAGGACGGAGAGGTTCACATGTGGTGGAACCCCAAGTTTCTTGCTAGCCTATCCACACTGCAGGTTAAAGGCCTTCTGAAGCACGAGGCAATGCACCTCGCCCTTAACCATACAACGGACAGGCGGATGACACCTCACATCATCCACAATTATGCTACGGACCTGGCGATCAACTCTGATATTCCTAAGGAGGAACTTCCTGAAGGTGGTCTGGTTCCTGGTGAAAAGTTCGCTGACCTTACTGGGGAGCAGACTGCAAACATGGATGCAGAAGCCATTGCACGGTATGAAAGAATTTCTGCCAAGATTGCTTCCTTCCCTAAGCGTAAGAGTTCGGAGTGGTACTTCACCAAGCTGATGGAAGACCCTCAGACTCGTAAAGATATTGAAGACGGTCAAAGCCCTGGTGGCAAGGGTGGTAAGAGCCTGGCTCAGGCACTTGAAGATGGAGATGTAAAGTTTGATAATGATGGAAACCTTGTTGACAAAGATGGTAACCCTGTTACTCTTATTCCAGGAGCCATGGACGAGCATGATGGTTGGGACGAGCTTAGCGATTCTGACCGTGAGCTTCTAAAGGGGAAGATTGCAAAGTCTCTGGGAGATGCAGTCGAGGAATGTGATCGTACAGGACGTTGGGGCTCAGTTTCCTCAGGAATGAGATCTGAACTTCGAGAGCGTATTTCTAAGAACATCGATTGGAGAGCAATCCTTCGTAAGTTCTGTGGCCTTTCACGACGAGCCAATCGTTCAAGCAACGTCAGGCGGTTAAACCGAAAGTATACTGGGATTCATCCTGGTGTCGAAAGGGGTTACACCTCAAACATTGCAATCTACATCGACCAGTCTGGCTCAGTGGGTAACAGTGAACTTGAACTGGCCTTTGCAGAGCTTCGGAACCTGACTAAGCGAACCAGGTTCACAACATTCCACTTTGATACCTCAGTTGATACCGACAGTGAGACTGATTGGCGCAGTGGAAAGACCCCTAAGGCTAATCGAACTCGTAGTGGTGGTACTTGTTTCACATGTGTGACGGACCATGCTAATAAGAACAGCGCTCGCTTTGATGGTTATGTTATTATCACCGATGGAGAAGCTTCTAAGCCCAAGCCTTCCAGACTCAAGCGAGGGTGGTTGCTGGTTCCAGGAACGAAGCTGGTCTTTGATGCTGATAAGCGAGACTTCGAGATGCAAATGAAGCCTACAAAAAATAACTAAATGTATAATAAAAAGGCAAATATTATTACAATTTCGTGCAAAAACAGTACAGATGTTGTATAATATAAATGTTGGTGGGGAACGGATCCCGCAATATTTATAAAGGAAAGGAAAAAGAATGGATATCAAGACTTTTAAAAACCTAGCTCCCAAGCTTCCCTCGGAAATTGCAGTTCTCATGAGGGGACCAACGGGTGTAGGAAAGTCTCATCTTGCTAAGCAGTGTGCCGAGGAGATCGGCCTGCCTTTCATTGATGTTCGTGGCTCTACGATGAGTGAAGGTGATGTTGGTGGTTATCCTGACATTGAGGGGATGAAGACCACTGGAGTCATGACCTTCTGCATGCCTTCCTGGTTCGTACGATCATGCCGAGAGCCTGTTGTTCTGATGCTGGATGAGCTTAATCGCTCCCTCCCCGGTGTTCAGCAGAGCTTCTTCCAGCTGGTCCTGGACCGTGAGCTTGGCAATGACAAGGATGGTAACCCTTACAAGCTTCACCCAGAGACCCGGGTCTTCGCTGCTGTCAACCATGGTAGCGAATATGATGTCAATGACATGGACCCCGCCCTCCTCCGTCGCTTCTGGACAGTCGATCTTACTCCGACAAACCAGGATTGGATTGATTGGGCAGGTCCTGCAGGGATTGATTCGGTTACAGTCGACTTTATCCGCAATCACCCTGAGCACCTTCGGGTTGACCCTGGGACTGTAGAGCCTGGGTCTATTATCCCGACCCCTGCTTCCTGGCACAGGCTGGATGAATCCCTTCGTCACATGGGTATGTCACCAACGGACCTGGCTGGGGTCGGCTCTGATAGCCTCTACTCCCTAAGCACAGGCTTTGTGGGTACCGAAGCTGCCATTGCCTACAGCGAGTTCATCAAGCGTTACGAGTCAGTTATCTCGGTGGATGACATCCATTATGGCAAGATTAATAATGACCGAGCAGAAGGTCTTCAGGCCTCTGAAGCTCTGGGTGTTATCGATAAGCTCGTTGAGCACGCCAAGGATAATAAGTGGAACAAGAAGCAGGCCAAGAACGTTGCCTCATTCATTAAGTGCCGAGGCGGTGAGCAGTTGGTTTACTTCTGGAATGCACTGAGCAAGACGCAGAACCTCCCCAACATCCAGGCCCTCCACAAGGAGATTGGTGCCAAGGTTGTTGAGATTGTCCGGGCCACTCGCGCCTTGGGTAACAACTAAGCTAAACGATAAGATAAGGAAGTCTTAAAGAATGAAAAAGCTTGCTAAGGGTTGCCTGGTACGCCTAGATCCCAAGAAATGCTTTACAAAGGAACGAGGTGGTGGTCTAGAATATCCTAAACATAACCACCTTAATGATAGACGAGGCACTGTGGAGAGTAGACGACCTGTCACCCATAAAGAGACAGAGACATGGTATAACTCAGATGCCTCGAAAGGTATGAATAGCGCAGGCGAAACAAAGCTTCCGCCTCAGGCGATGTATGTTCTAATCCACAGGGATGGTATCTATCAGGTTCTACGTGCACGATGCAGGGTCCGTCTTGGTTATGGTAACCCAACCCCGGGTATGGCGAAGATTCTTTGCACACGCACTGGCGAAGAAACCTATGTTAAGCGAGAGCTTTTGGAGGTAATTTAAATTGTCCAATAATACTAACCAGATAACAATTGCAGAATCTGTAATGAATTATCACCACATGGAGATTGGTGCCAGGGTTGTTGAGATTGTCCGGGCAACCTGTGCCCTGGGCAATAACTAATTAAAATCATTAAAGAAAAGGAAGGTCAAATTTTGAATGATGATATGATAAGTGTTCCTGAAGCTGTCTTTCGATATCGAAATATGGAACGATTTGCGAAAGGTAGTAGCATGATTCGAGAAGTTCGTTGGCAGTATGCAGATATGGCTAACGGAGGAGACGGAGGAGGGCTAGAGCTTGAAGATGCGATAGGTTCCAACTGTCGTGAATATAACTATTCTGGAGCCCCCGATTCATTTTTCCAGGAGGTTTGTGATCTCCTAGGGTGGAAGTGGTAATGAAAGACTTTATTATAAAGCACGCAATGGTCATTGGTATTGCAGTTGATACAATTATGTTGTTTACTATGTTTTATGTAATGACAATTGTAGGGTTTTGTTTGTAGATTCGTGCAAATGTTTGCCCACCGTGGTATAATAGAATCATAAGGTAAAGGGGTTTAACCCTTCAGCCAAGACTCTTTAAAGGAGAGACACAACATGAAGCTTAAGGTTCAAACTGACGATATTATTTTTGGCACTAACATCCTAGAGGTGAAGGTCCCAAAGGCATTGCGCAACAAGATTAAGTGCGGTGTTGATTATATTGACAGTGCACTTGGCGGTGAGGGTTTCACTCCTTCAGCGGTAACGTTTTTTACTGGGACCCCAGGTTCTGGTAAGACGACCATGATGCTTAAACTGGCAGACAGCCTGACTAGTCGGGGAGCCTTGGTAGTATTTAATACAGCTGAGGAAAGTCTCTATCAGGTCAAGCTGGTTGCTGAACGACTTCGACTCAGCAATGGCTTCATCGCTGGACAGGAAAGTCATGTTCCTACTCTCCTGGAGAACTGTGATAAGCTTCGCAACAAGCGTGGCAACAAGAACAAGCCGTTCTTCCTGATTGTTGATAGTCTTCAGACCCTGGATGATGGGAAGTACACAGACGGCCACATCAATGGCCAATCCGCTAGACGCTCGTTGGGTATGATTACTGACTACTGCAAGGAGAACTTCTGTAACTCCATTGTCATCGGCCAGGTCAGCAAGTCTGGCCAATTCTCCGGTAGCAACACTCTAAAGCACATGGTCGATTCCATGATGACCCTTACGGTCGAAGAGAAGGACCCTGACCTGCGAGGGTGCCGAGTCCTTAGCATGGTCAAGAATCGCTTCGGTGGTTGCGGTGGCCACTTCTTCCTGGAACTTCGGAAGCGAGGCTTTAAGGAAGTTGCCCGGGTTTCGGCTGCATAATTATATTTAATAGTAACTACCAATCATTAAGTTAACACTGGTATAAGGAGACTTGACATGCCACGTAGGGTATATGTCCCAACACGTTCTAGAGGATATAGCAATGGACGCTATTGGGAGAAAAAGGAATCCAATAGTGGATCATTCGAAGAGACTGATTTTTGTAATGACTGTGATGCCCTAACACTTCATAAGGACGGGCAATGCCAGCTTTGTTACAATTTTAAATCCAGCAATGCTGATGAATCTAAGACCACCCTTAGTTACGACACCACTAGACAGGAAAATTACAAGAGTAAGATGCGCGCCAACAAAAATAAAGAGAAGCACTAAGGAGACTATTATGAGTGACAATGAATCCTCAGTAACAATCAATGACCTAATTGCCTGGCGCCTGAAGCAAAAGCTAGAGGCTGCCCAGACTGAACAAGAGTATGAGCTCAGACTGGCACTACAAGACCTATACCATACAGGCAAGATTGATGTATTAATGGAAAGCGGAGAGATGAAATTCCAATATCGGTGTGATGACTTAGCAAATACGCAGACAGAAGATAGCAATATTGTAGAAACAAGTCTTTCTGAAACTAGCAATGCCCATGTTATTAATTGGTTCGGAGAAGATGAAGATGAATAGTAGTTATAACATTGAACATATTATCACTGATACACAGAGGTCATTACTTCAGGTAGTAACTGACCTTGATAATATCGCAGTCACCCTAACTAATCTGAAACAGCATCATCTGGCAAGTCATGTGGATATGGCTGCCCTTGAAGTGCACAACTACGTGAACGAACGACTTATCCCGCCAGCACCATAAAAAAAATAAATGCATTCTGGTGCAAATGTTCCCCAGGTATGGTATAATAATACTATAAGACAAAGGGGAATGGACCCCAAGGAGAGAGAATATGCTACGAGGAATCCTTAACGACCTTCTGGACATGGATGAGAATGACCTTCGGGAGTTGAACAATGCATGTGTGTCACAGCTCAAGGCTATGCGGTCTCGTAAATCGGCGCTAAATCGGCATGTCTTTAAGACTGGTGATCGCGTAACCTGGAACGGCCGACGAGGAAATCAGGTCGGTACGATCGTTCGAGTCAAGCGTAAGAAGGCAATCTGTGATGCCGGTGCCGGTCGTAACTGGGACGTTCCACTGGGCATGCTGTCTGCAGCCTAATTGACAGGGCTGACAGATGGGGCCTGACAGAGGCATATAGGGGGCCTATATAGATGGCCCCTGAAACAGCCCACCTAAGGCCCCTCTAGACGGCCCCTTGCATACTCACTGGAGCCTACTGGGGAAGGCCGACCTTTACCCCTTTACACATTATTCTCGAGAGCAAATTAGAGTTCGGCAGCGTTTGCCCTCTTTTTTTAAGAGGGCAAGTTAGTATAAGCGAGAGAAGATAAAAAATGACAAGCAAAGATAGTAATTTTCCAAGTCCATATGAAAAGCAGTTAGGGTTTAGAGAATCCACAAAATATGACCAACACCTACAAGAGGCCGCAAGACATTTTTTAAACTGGGCATACACAAGGCTCTTTAGAGATGAACCACTACATACACCGTTAAGTGGAATAGAAAGGCGAAGCTTTCAGCGGGTTGTGGAATACGCCGCACAGTCATCAATCCCCCAAGGGCAAGAACGGCGCCTTTATACTGCGAGATATTGTACTCCCACGTATATTCAGGCATGGCAAACAAATGAATTACAACGCTATGATAGCTACTCACACAACTCCGTCACAGGTGAACACCCATTTACCAAACAAAATACGAGAGAAAAGTGTTTGGAACTAGTCAGGGACTATGTGGGTATTGTCTTTAGGGAGAATAAGGAAGGTGAGCACAAGCTAATGCAGCTTCTAAATAAAGAGCAATACGCAGTCAAGCGCCTTAAGACAATATTATGTAAAGGAGCAACAACAGTATTGGCTCTAAGAGGAGATGAAGCGCAGATAATTGGTGGGGTGTTCAATCGGTCTGCATGGCTAGGGTTTAATCCCATTAACGAAGAGAGAGATGATGTCCCACGAACCAAATTGGTAGGGTGGGAACGATATACACGTTGTCCGGGACCTGGATTATGGGACAGAGAAACACAACAATGGGTTAAACCATGGAGAAATTCTTGCATAAGTCCCTAAATGATGTGTTCTCAGTGCTCGAAAAATTCTCAGAGCAGTTTTTTAAACATAGCAGCAGTTATTGTGTACAATTTGCATAGACCTTATAGCTATTTAATTCACAAGCATGGATGGTCTTGGTAAATTTATGAATGATAATAAAAAATATACACCAATTGTTACGTTTGATTTTGACGATACATTAACTGAAACACAATGGGACAACAACGATGAATGTTACAAGTTTGTTGGTCCCAACAAGTCAACGCTTGCATTTCTACGAAAGCATCTTCGGGATGGGGATGTTGTGCATATAGTAACAAGTCGGCAAGGGCCTGAAATGGATCCCGATGGTCGTGTGAATACAGGCGGCCAACCTAGCGTTGCCGAGTTTCTGCTTGAGCACTTGGTTGATAGTGATCGCCGAAAAATCGCAGGTGTTCATTATGTCCCGGGTCCCAAGACTGATATATTAAATGAACTTAACTCTAGTAAACATTATGATGATGACTCTTGCGTATTGGAGGCGTTACCATCTAGTTGTGTTGGTGTTCAAGTTAAAACATTACATCAACTAGATTGACCTTATAATATATACCTCTAAGCACTGAACAATCATGCATTGGGCGCGACTGGGCAAGATAAAAGGGGCATCTACGTGGTCCTGTCTTTTAATTTTCTAAATTATTTAGCGGGAGAGGGGTCCTAAGGACCTCGATTCGCTAATCACATTGAATTTTTGTTTACTTATCATTTGCTTTTATCTTAAATGTATATTTAATATTATGTCTATATCGTTTCCTAAGGAAAACCTATAATGAAAAAACTGTCAAGGCTCGGACTTAGAAGCCTAATTTTAAAAGAAGCAAGAAAAACCCGCTCGAGATCTAAGCCCCATCACTCATTAATGGATATAATGTTTGAGCAAGATGAAGGTAAGGCTGAAGAGTCTGGTGATAAAGAAGATAACAGTCAGTTTACAGGAGAGTACAAAGGCGACTCAGTTGACAAGGGAACAAACGTAAAAGATGTTGACCCCGTTGAAATTGCAAATCAACTTCTTTCAGGCGATGATGATTCTCCTATCGTGCAATCATCAAAAGGCAATTGGTTTGAATACGACGGCGCAAAAGCCAAGACATGGATTGAAAATTTAGGGCCTGATGTTTTTGTTGCAAGACTTAAAGTCCTAGCATCTAAAGTTCCTGCTAGTGGAATTCCAAAAAGTAAAATGCCGTTCTTACCTGGACCAGATGATGCCTCAGGAACCTTCGAAGAAGTTGAGGATGCCCTTACACCGGGCGGCAAAATGAATATTGACTTTATGGAAGAGGGTGCAATACAAAAGGGTCTACAGCATTTAATGGAAAAAACCCCTCCTCCGGCGCCCAATAAATTTAAGGGATATGATCCAGGTCTTGATAAAGGCCAGGCAGCCGATTATCTAACTGCTGGTCTTAATGATGGTAATGACGACGATGATGTTGTTACTATTAGTAAGGGGGGCAAAGTAAATGCTTCATCCGCTGTTCCAACTCAGTCAAATATCCTTATCTATAAATCAATGGGGTTTGCCGTGGATGGAATGTCTGGAGGGGACCTCGGCGCGTGGGCTAGTACGGATGATGAAATTTTAGATGGTCATCATCGCTGGGCTGCCACTATGCTCAATGCACCAGATGCAGATATTACTACCGCCGGAAAGGTCGATTTAAATGCTACCGGTGATAAACAAGAAATGTTAATGTACCTTACTGCCTTGGGCAATGCCTTGGGTAATGCAACTAAGACAGAATCCAGAGTAAGACATCCTAAGGATGATCTTATAATGGAAAGATGGAAAAAGCTTGCTGGTATTCTTTAGGGTTTAGGGACAAAAATGCAATATATTAGCAATGACAAAATAAAAAGATTAATTTTAGAAGCCACCGGTGAAGAAGAAGAGGTGGTAACCAATATTGATGTCGAAGCTGTAGAAGACGTCTGGGGCGGAGATCTAGAGGGAGAAGATAGAAATCTTGTTAAACCCTTAGATCATGCGGAAGCAGCAGGTTCTGAGCCCACAACAAAAAATCCAGAGTCGTTGGATCCAGCTAGCCCTATTCTTGCAAAAGAATCGTTCGGTCTAAGAATATATTACTCTAAGAGTGATTTGGGCAGGCCCCACGTGCTTCCTAAAAGTCTCAATAAGGAATACTACAATATGTATGTGGAAGGCAATCTAAGGGCTGCTAAGATGCTTATTGAATCACACCTAAACAGAAAATTTTCAGGATGGGTAGACTACGAATGGACAACCATAAAAGGGTAAACTGGCATGACCTCCGACGAATATAGGGATCTAACTAGAGATTTTTTTAAAAAGACGAGCGATATGAAGCCTGGGCCAGGCAAATACTTACGTGAACAACTGGCCCCTGCAGCTCCGGTCTCTGGTGATGTTAAACCATTCAGTGATAGTCTTCGTATCATTGATGTTGATAATGATGAACGTGTTGATGTTGTAATTACTACAGACTATGATATGGTTACACTCCGATTTGGTAGCTCAATGTCTATTAATTTAAACGCACGTGATGCTCAGGCTCTCGCAGCCGTTCTTCATAACGCCTCTATTGCTTTGGACAACGACTACTAGCCTTCTCTGGATTTTTTCCACTCTTTAAATTTGTCCATATCAACTTTAAGTAGCTTGAGGATGTTCTCTCTTTCTTTTGGCATCTGTTGGTTGCTTGTTCCCCACATCCACTTAACGGTTTGCCGTTTATTATTTAATTGCTGCCGCCTTAAACTAATGTGGGTTGTTAGGCCTTCCTTGTTCTTATTATCTATTTCGTATTCTATGTCGTGTTCGTGCGCCGCTCTAAATAGTGTAACAATATCCCCACATTCATATGCGGCTTGGATTGCTTTAAATTCTTTATCGCTATTGCCTGTGATATCTGGGTGAGTTTTTAATACTAACGACTTGTGCAATCCTTTTAAAAATTTGATATCTGACGTTATTTTATTGTTATTGTTATATTCTTTTGTAAGTTTTTTCATATCACGATTCATGATTAAGAATTCTAGTTCTAATTTGAATTCATTATTAAATTGACTCTCAAACTTTACATCCAGTTCTTCGAACTCTTCTTCCTCTAGGGATAACACTTCTACCAAATGTGTTATAATTTTAAATGATCGCTTTTTATCATTTGACATATCTATAAATATTCTTGGTATAAGCGTCAAAAGATAATGAAAGATAAAAAAACAAAATTTGTATGTTCTATTTATAATGATAGACCCCAACCATGCATAGGGTATCCATGGAATGAGGCTAACCAGATATTTAATGACTGTCAATTTTATGAAGAAGGAGCTAAGCTTTTAACAATGAAAGAAGTTTTAAAAAATAAAACAGATAAAGAAATAAGCGACTACTGTGTAAGTTGCGGGCAATGTTGCTTTTTTGGTCGAGCCAAATGCTCTAAATTGAGTGTCATTTAAATGTTCACTACTCTATCAGGATCCATAAACGTTTCTGACTTTTTTTCTGGAAGTTTTGATAAGAATGATTTTCCTGTCGCATTATTATCATTCGAAAGATCTGGAGAAATGAATTTAATAATCTTAGATGAGGGTGATCCAATAGAGTCATCTAGCATTTTGATGCTTACAAACTTTTTTGAATTTGCGTTATCAAAAGATGATTGGATGAGTGAATATGCAAACAGCGTCAAAGATATGTCTACAGATCTTCTTAAAGAAAAAGCTAAACCAAACCTTAGATTAATTAAAGGAGGATTAAGTAATACTGGATCTTTTTGTTAGTATATTTAATTTATACTAGGCATTTTTAAATTAAACTGTATAAATAGATTTAGTCACTTTATAAAGAGGGAGATGATGAAAACAATAGTAACAATTCTAATATTATTTTTTATTTCTACAACGCCTGTAAACGCAGCACGCCTTGACCTTAAAATACAAATAGACAAACTTCACACAGGCGCTACGGTAAGCAATTTAGAAAAATTGGGTTTAAGAGATATAAAAGAAAATATTCATAAGCATGCAGACCATCTATACAAACCAATTATCAAAAATAATATGCCAGAATATGCAAGCGTTTGGAAAAATATTATTACAGTCCACCTTAATTCTTCTAAGAAAAAATAATAATGAAAAAAATCCTAAGGGCATTTATAAGGGAACAGCTTGCAGTTGCAAACTTAGTAGGGGCAACCAAAGGATTTTTTCATAATTACAGTGATCCTCCAATAGGCTTTGATGAAATTGCGGATTACAACTATGATATTATTTCTGATGTAAATAGAGGGTATTTGCTTACTATTACTAATAGTGGTAAACAAGTAGGAGATTCTATGTTGTTTCAAGATTATGATGAAGCTCTTCATAATGCAAAAATAATAATTGATAAACATAGAATAACATCAAACAATAATGAAGAAAAGAAGTAAGAAAGAAAAATCAGACTTTTATAAAAAGTTTCCCAAAAAACATGATGGCCTTAAGGCGGGAGACGAAATTATTTTTAAGAGAATTTCAGATGGAACCATGTCTATAGGCGCTATTAAATTTTTCCACCTCCAGCCGACAGAATGTGTTATTGTAATAGATTTGATGCTTGGCAATTTTCAAACAGCCATCCTTAAGGATGTTATTAGAGATCCTACTCCAAAACTTCTTAAATCACTTTGGTTAAAGGTTGAAAGAGCGGGCACAAGGCATGGAATTAGATCTCAAACTCTGAAGAAGAAGAGAACAAAAAAGTCCTGACATCCATTAGGTCTGTGCCTATTCCCACACTTTCGAAATATCTAAATGCTGTGTGAATCATTCCTATAACTTCCCATTTCTCGTTTAATACTGCAGCACCTGAAGAGCCTGGCCGGGTTGGTATAGTATAGAACGCTCTACCATCCTTATTTCCAGAATAAAATCCACTAAATACTAAGGCCATATTTTGTCCAGATATGCCATATGGCGCAGCTATCGCGTATACTTTATTTCCCATTTTAGGAATTTCTTTAGCTATAGCAATTGGATATGTGAAAACTTTATTTGGTTTCAACAAACACAAATCATTCCCTAGATCTAGTCTAAGGATCTTAGTTGTATATGTTCCCTTTATTGGTGAGTGTGCCTTTATAACAGTTGATTTAGATATCACGATTCTCACACCCTTATGTTCAATAAACACCGGTGTGTCCTGCCTACAAACATGGGCAGCCGTTAATATTCCTGGGCCCGCGCTGGACTCTACTAGCAGTCCTGATCCTGACCACCCTGATTCTACTGGTGGCAAGGAACTTAAGAGCTTTTTGCAATCGATATTTTTGTCTGTCGTTTGACATGATACTGGCGTCATTTTCTGATTGACCTCAATAAGGACAAACGCATCTACTGGAGCAGTGGACCTTTTTTTTGTAAAAACGTATCTTGCGTTTTGGTTTAAAGAAATACAACTTGTTATCACAGCTGCTACGATTATTAAAGTTGATGTTATTATTAGCAGCGTTCTGATTGTATTTTTCATAAAAAACCTATACCTTTAATTTTAAATATGCAAATTTTAAAAACTGCGTAAGAGATTATGAAAGAAGAAACTCACGAAAGAATTAAGAGAATAAAGGGCAATACCTTTTTACCCATGGACGTTTTAGAGATTGATATTATTTATGAAGAATTGCTGGATATTAAATATGATAATAATTTTAACGACTTAGTTAAAACCAGTTTTTTAGACAAACTAGAGACTACATTACTAACTGGAGACTTGTGGAAATTTAATCCGACGTGCATCGCCCTGTTTGTTAAAGACGGTGCATTTAGATATAATAGACTAATGTTAGAAAAAGACGTATTAGAGAATGGCGAGATTATAAGTCAGGAAGTAGATATCAAAAACAATCTTTACACCCTAATATATCCTACGAAGTTTTTGTTGTGTAATGTGTTAAAGCTGGATAATGAATTACTTCTAAAACCTGATTATGCGGTAGTCAATTCAGCCATTGGTGAAATAGAAATATAATATGAAGGATGAATAATTGAAGAAATATCTTTTGATAAATGAAGAAGAAGCAAATGCAGAGAAAGACGAACATCACCCATCTAGGGATTTTGATACTGAAATGACTACTCTTGGGGGTGAGCGGGTCCCTAAGGGTATTGAAGTTGAAGAAAATAGGATATATTTTTATTGCCCTGTTGGTAGTCATGAAGCACTAGAATTGAATAGATTGATACGACGTCTAGGTGTGGAAATGAAATATCTTAGTCATAGACTAGAATGTAAGTCTGTACCAATCCACCTCCATATCCATAGTCCTGGTGGTTCTATCTTTGCAGGTCTATCTATCGTTGATAGTATCAAAGCCTGCAAATCAGAAATACACACATATATTGATGGTTCAGCTGCTTCTGCTGCAACATTAATTTCTACAAGCGGAAAGCGGAGGTTTATGAGTAAAAATAGCTTTATGTTACTCCATCAGCCACAGCTTGAGTGGGCTGGAAAGTTGGATGAATTTCATGATGAAATAGAAAACCAAAAAAATCTTTATGAGAAGTTGTCCTCTATCTATTTAGAGAATTCAAAAATGACCCAAGAAGCGCTAGACGATTTGTTAAAGCATGAGTTGTGGTTACCTGCAGAGAAATGTTTAGAACTTGGATTGATTGACAAGATTATTTAAAATGATTGATAAAAATAAATGGGTACAGTATTTTCCATATGCAGAGCCAAGAGATGAACAAGTTACTTCAATAAATTATACGATTGATTCATTTTTAAAAAATAAGAAGAAAGTAGTAATTCTTGAAGCTGGAACCGGTGTAGGAAAGTCTGCGGTTGGATTAACAGTCGCCAAATATTTAAACGCCAATACACCTCATGATGAAAATTTTGAAAAAGGTGCCTACTTTTTAACAACACAAAAGATCCTGCAAGAACAATATGTAAAAGATTTTGGCACCCCTGGGGAAATGAAGTCCATTAAATCATCTTCTAATTATACATGCAACTTTCATAAAAAGAATTCGTGCTCAGAAAGCCAGCAGGCTCTAAGGACCGAACAAAAGGGCTCACAATTTTGGAAAAGTTGTGTCTTTGATTGCAAGTATAAAAAAGCCAAAGAAGCATTCATTAAATCACCAGAAAGTATTACAAATTTTTCGTACTTTTTAGCAGAGACACAGTATTCTGGAAAACTTAAACCCAGGGAGACTTTGATTATTGATGAAGCACATAACATCCCGGTTGAATTAAGCAAATTTGTAGAAATAGCAATAACACAAAGGTTCACAAAGCAGACACTAAAATTAAACGTCCCAGTCTTGCACTCACAACATCAGGCATTTTCTTGGATTAAAAACACGTATGCTCCGAAACTTAAGTCATACTGTAGTCATGTCAAAAGTATGTTAGAAAAATATACAGGACTAAGGGATAAATTAGCTGAATTTGCAAATATGGCTAAACAATATGATATGTTAGATAAACATTCATGCAAAATAAATAGATTTTTAGAAATCTATGAAAAGGATAATTGGGTTTTTAATTCTGTAAAGCCAGAGGGTAGGAAGAGCGCGAGATTGGAGTTCAAGCCAATTGATGTTTCACATTATGCAGAGGATCTATTATTTAGGATGGGAAAAAGAATCATTATGATGTCTGCGACTATTCTGAATGCAGCAGGATTATGTGAGCTACTAGGTCTTGATATCCAGAATGTAGATGCAATCTCAATTCCGTCTCCGTTTCCAGTCAAAAATAGACCTATACTTTTTGTGCCGATGGGCAAAATGACATCTAAAGAGATTGATAAATCGCTACCAAAACTCATGACTGCAATAGAGAAAATACTTGAAGTCCATAAAGATGAAAAGGGCATCATTCATACACACAGTTATAAAATTGCAAATCATATTAAACGAAATGTTAAGTCAAAAAGACTACTAATTCCAAGTTCAGATAATAGAGATGAATTTTTAAAAAAGCATTTTGACAGTAAGGAGCCAACGGTACTTGTAAGCCCTTCTATGACTGAGGGTGTGAGTCTTGAGGGGGATGTTAGTAGATTTCAAATTTTGTGTAAAGTGCCATACCCGTACCTGGGTGACCAATTGGTAAAGAAAAGGATGAACAAGTGGAGATGGTGGTACCCATTTCAAACGATTAAAACAATCGTACAATCCGTGGGTAGATCTGTAAGATCAAAAGATGATGTGGCCGTTACATATATTTTGGATGCTGACTGGGAAAGGTTTTTTGACAAAAATAAAAATGTTTTTCCAAATGATTTTAGAAAATGCTTAAAGTAAATGGCTATTTATTATAGAGATAAATTTTACTATGGCTATCAAGATAAGCAAAAAAAAGAAAAAAAATAGAGCTGACCAAAGGGCCGGTGTTATTATTCTTAAAAAATTTGGAAAAGAATATAAAGTCTTATGCCTTAAAATATTCGGAAGTTATGATTTTCCCAAAGGCGGGGTTGAGCCATTTGAGAATGTTTTTGCTGCTGCTATGAGAGAGGCTGAAGAGGAATCTGGAATAACGGATTTAGATTTTGAATGGGGACTTGCTACAACAAAAGTAAGAAACGTAACATTATTTATAGCCTCTACAACCCAAAGGCCAGTTATCAAGCCTAATCCTGAGACTGGAGAGTTCGAACATCACGCCGCCCACTGGAAAGACTTTGATGATGCAGAAAAATCTCTGCACCCATATTTAAGGCCAACTATTTCATGGGTCAGACAAGTTATAGGAGAAAAATAAATGTCGACGTTTACAGAACACAAGACGGTGGCAGACAGGTCTGCCTCCGATAGGCGACGCCACAAACAAAAGATTGAAAAGGCTATTAAAGAAGGTATTCATGATATTGTTGCAGAAGAATCTATAATTGGGCAAGACGGCAAAAAGAAGATAAAAATTCCAGTCAGGGGAATCAAAGAATATCGTTTTGTATATGGCAACAATGAAAATAATAAGAAGGTTGGAACCGCACCAGGAAAGGATATCCAAAGAGGGCAAAAGATTGGAGAAGGAAAAGAACAAAAAGGGAAAGACATTGGCTCAAAGCCTGGCACGGAAGCGGGCAATGAATATTACGAAGTAGAAATTTCCCTTGACGAATTGGCTGATTACCTTTTTAGCGACTTAAACCTTCCAGATCTAGAGAGAAAGGCATTAAAGAAAATAATGTCAGAAAAAATAAAGAGAAAAGGATATAGAAAAGAGGGAATAAAACCTAGGCTAGATAAGAAAAAATCAGCAATAGAAAGAATTAAAAGAAAAAAGGCAGCAGAGAGATCTGGCCCAACGGAGGAAGAGGCATTTCCATTCCACGACAATGATTTGGTATATAGGCATTATAAAAAATCAAAAAAAGAATGCTCAAATGCAGTGATATTTTTTGTAATGGATGTTTCTGGATCTATGACAACAACCAAAAAATTCCTCGCAAGAAGTTTTTACTTTCTTCTTTATCACTTTATTAGATCAAAATATGAACAAACGGAAATAATATTCATTTCGCATGACACAGTAGCCAATGAAGTTAATGAAGAGGCATTTTTTGCAAGAGGAAATAGCGGTGGGACTATCGTCTCTAGCTGACTGGAATTAGTGTGTGATATTATAGAAAAAAGATTTCACCCAAATAGCTGGAACATTTATTGCTTCCAATGTTCAGATGGAGACAACTGGCCAGATGATACAGATAAAACACTCACTGCAGCAGAAAAAATTAAAGATTATTCTCAATTATTTGGCTATTGTGAAATAGTACCCAAGGATGCTCCTGGAGGGTGGTTCGAAGAACTAAGGCTTTCTAAGGTTTATGAAAAAATTACAGATAAAAAATTAAAAACCGCAGAAATAACAGGCAAAGAAGGAATATGGGATGCATTCAAAAGCTTTTTTAGTGTGAAGGGAAAGAAAAGAATTATCGTTTCAAAATAAGGATTAACAATGAACGGATATAATTTTGATGACTTAAAAAAATGGGATGATAAAATATGCGAGCTGGCCGTAAAGAAGGGTCTTAGCTGGTTTCCAATAACTTATGAAGTTGTAGACTATTATACTATGATAGGGCACATGGCATACCATGGGATGCCGACGCACTACGGCCATTGGTCATATGGCAAATCATTCGAAAGAACACACCAGATGTATAACATGGGTATGGAGGGGCTGCCTTATGAACTAATCATTAATAGTAATCCATCTATCGCTTATCTTATGAGAGAGAACCCACTTTATTTGCAGGTTCTTATTATGGCACATTGTGTCGGGCATTCTGATTTCTTTAAGAATAATAGGATGTTTAAAAATACTAGGCCTGATTCTGTTATCGCAAGAATGCGTAACGCAAAAAAAAGAATTCAAGAATATACAGAAGATCCTACAATCGGCATAGAGTTAGTAGAAGAAGCATTAGACGCTGCACAATCTGTTTCATTTCAGACATATCGTTATGGGCAACGTCGTCAGTCAGAAGAAGAATTAAAACAGAAATATACGAAAAAAATTAAAGATGATGAGGATGGAGAGTATATAGACTTTGATATAATGAAAAAGCCTCTAGAACCAGATTATGATATTCTTGGATTTATAGCCGAAAATGGTAACCTCCCAGAGTGGAAAAAAGATATCATTGAGATTGTAAGAGAAGAGGCAAAATATTTCATGCCACAAATGCAAACGAAGATTATGAATGAAGGTTGGGCATCTATGATGCATTACACATTCTGTCATGAATTAGATCTTTCTGCAGGAATGCACCTACCATTTCTTAAAAGTCATAACCAAGTCATCAGGCCCCACATAGGGGGGTTAAACCCTTATCATATGGGTTTTACAATCTTTAAAAGTATAGAAGAAAAATACGGGTTTGATGAATGTTTAGTCGCTAGAGAAACTGCACATGATATTTCTTTTATTCGCCAGTATCTAACGAGAGAACTTTGCGAAGATCTAGGTCTTTTCTCATTTTCAGAAAAAAGAAAAAGTGGAATAACAATTGATGAAATTTATGATGATGATGGATGGAAAATTGTAAAACAGGATTTGATTAGTAATATTGGAACAAACACGGTACCTATTATCTACGTAGATGAAATGGAATTAGGACAACTAGTTTTAAGACACGAACATGATGGGCGGGATCTAGAATTAGATTATGCAGATGCCGTCATTCAGCATGTTAATGTGTTGTGGCCAGACGGAGCAAAATTATTTACGATTCTTGAGGAAGAATTGTGGGAAATATAGCTATTTATAATTGATAGCTATTACAAAACTTAATTTAAGGATATAATAATATTATGACTGTTAAAAATAAATTGCTTAAAGAAATAGAGAAGCAAAGAAAGAAAAGTAAGTCTAAAAAGAAGTTTAAGGGAAACTTTTTAGATTACGTCGATCTCGTGCAGGCTAATCCAGATATCGTTAAAAGTTCTCATGAAAGACTTTTCGGTGCGATTATCAAGCATGGCGTTAATAATATGCCAGATGCGGATATCAGAAAAAGAAAGATCTTTGATGGAGATAACATAAAACTATATGATTATTTTAAAAAAGAGTTCTTTGGAATGGAAAGGGTCATCGGAAAAATTATGAGTTTCCTTAAAGCAGCTGCTTATAAAGGTGAAGAAAGCAAGCAGGTACTTTTATTAATGGGACCAGTTGGTGCAGGTAAAAGTGCATTAACAGAGCACATAAAAAGATCCTTACATGATGAATCATGCTTCCACCTTAAAAATGATCCCCAAAGAGGAGAGCCCCTTCAGTTAGTACCAAGAAGCCTTCGAGAAACATTCGAAAAAGAACTTAATGTAAAGATAGAGGGAGATATTAGTCCAATAGTTAGGCATCATTTGTTAACAGAGTTGGATGGAAAGTACGAAGATTATGAAGTTGTTCAATCTTCTTTTTCCCAAAGGGGTAGAAGAGGAATATCGTCAGTCCCGCCAATGGATGCAAATAGTCAAGACGTTTCTGTTTTAATTGGAAGTGTAGACATATCAAAGCTTGATCGTTACGCAGAGGATGACCCACGTGCATTATCATTAAATGGCGCATTTAATGTAGGGAATAGAGGAATTGTCGAACTTGTAGAAGTTTTTAAAAATGAAATTGAATTTTTGCATACAATTATTACGGCGACTCAAGAAAAAAGAGTTCCATCCCCTGGTAAAAGCGATATGTTACACTTTGATGGTGTAATCCTTGCCCATTGTAACGAAGCAGAGTGGAATAGGTTCCAGAGTGAACATACAAATGAAGCAATCCTTGATAGGGTCGTGAAAGTTAACGTCCCATATGTCTTAGAACTAGATCAAGAAATTAAAATTTATGAAAAAATGCTTGGACAATCTAATTTTAAGCATCACATTGCGCCTCATACAATTAAGGTAGCCGCAATGTTCAGCATCCTTTCGAGGCTACAGTCTTCACAAAAGTGTGATCTTCTTACTAAAATGAAAATTTATAATGGTGATGAGGTAATTGAAAAGGGACGAGTCAAAAGAGTTGATATCAAAGACTTAAGAGAAGAAACTAGAAATGAAGGAATGTCTGGTATTTCTACAAGGTTTATTGCAAAAGCGTTAGACGATGCATTGACAAATTCTGATAAAGAAATTGTTACACCTGTCTCTGTTATCGAGTCGCTTATAAATAAAGTTAAAGAACAAATCATCGATGAAGAATTTAAGCAAACATGCCTGGAAATAATTCAAAAAGTCGTAAGAGAAGAATACCTCAAAATTCTGGAGACAGAGATTGCAAAAGCATTTGTTAGCGCATATGAGGAGCAGGCACAGTCATTATTTGACACCTACCTTGATAATTCAGAAGCGTCTACAACTAGGCAAAAGCTTAGAGATAAAGTAACGAAAGAAGATAGGGAACCGGATGAGAATTTTATGAGATCTATAGAAGAACAGATCGGCATCACGGGATCATCAAAAGAAGGGTTTAGAAGTGATGTTACTGCGTATATGTTCGCTAAACTAAGAAAAGGTGAGACTGTAGATTATAGATCATATGAACCTCTTAAAGAAGCGATTGAGGGATATCTTATCAATTCTGTAAAAGATATGGCTAGAATCGTAACAAAATCTAAAACACGCGATGATGAACAACAACAAAAACATAGCGATATGATTGAAACAATGATCAATGAATATGGTTATAACGCAGATAGTGCAGAAGAAATTCTTGCATATGCATCTAATAATCTTTGGAGAGATAGCTAGAAATGAAATTAAATATTGATGTGGGCCATCCAGAAGCACTCTTACTTTGTGGAACGTACCTTATGATAAACAACTATTTTGGATTTGGTTTAGCACTTTTGATTTTTGGATTTTTGGGCGGAATTTTTAGAACTGGTCTTAGAATTCAAGAAGCCCAACAAAAACAAGAAGAAAAAGAAAAAACGTTTAAGGAATTTAGTAATGCAGGCGAAGACCTTGCGCAGGCAGTTATCCAACTCCTCAGCGCATTCGGAAACAAAGAAAAAAGCAAAAAGAACCAAGACGGCAGTTTCCACTAACCAAACAAACCACCCTTATACCGAACTCGCTCTTGAAGATTTAATTAAGCAAAAATATAACTTGTTGCTTAAAGAGTTAAGTACATTTCTTGTAAGGTTGTGTAGTGGTAGATTAGTCTTTAATTTTGGGAATAATGTTGTTAACTCAGTTCCTGCAGACTTAGTCAGATCCCTTTCAGAATGGTCACAGGACGACTTTGTAGACTTAGCAATAAGGAACATCATTGTAGACGCCATAGTGTCTTCAGAGAATAAGCAAGTGGGTTCTGGGGTCATCTGTGCGTTGGCGTTGCTTAGCAACAAAAAATTTGATTCAGATATCAAAAAATATAGAAATAGAGCAGAGCTGCATGACTTAGATAAAACCATCGATTACTTTTTAGGAAGTGGGAATTTATCTAAGGTTACAAAACAATCAATAGGGTTGGGTTCGTTAAATGGAAGTCTAAGATTTGATATTTCAAATAATAAAGATTTCTTAATCTCGGCTGAACCAGCCATAAAAATTAAGGGATTTGTTCATCCCATGTTTGATCTTAATAAACGGTGGATGGAGTCTGTTACACTAGTATGCGTAGACGGAGTAATCGAGTCCCTGGGAGAAATAGATTCAATTCTTCAGGGGTCTTCTGTACACAAAAATAATGTTATCATACTTGCAACAAATTATCATCCTGATATTATTAATACATTAAATGTTAACTTTAAAGATAACAGGTTGAATGTTATTCCCTTCGTTGTTGAAGGCTGGGGTGAAACTCCAGGAACTGATGCCTTAGAGGCTTGTACTAATATTGGTATAGATTGTGTGTCTAGAGAGCGAGGAGATGTTTTAGCAGCAAAAACTCTGGATGATTTTTCTATTGTAAAGTCCACATACATTTCTGCCAACAGTATTGCTATTCATAATGATGGTGGGAATGAAATTCACACAATGATTAAAGTCCCAAATACGGTCAAGCCAATGGCTGGTTTAATAGAAGACAGGGTTCGTATTACGTTACAATCATGCAAGGGTATAGCCAGGTGGGGTTTAATTAAAGATCATGATATTTTAAATGTGTCACATTTGGATGGACTTAGGAAGCCTATGGTTCCAGTAAGCGCCCTTTATTTTGGAATTCAAACAGCCGAAAGGTGCAAGGAAAACATCAATAATTTGGGTGCTATTATTATACCCGACATAAAATAATTTACATTTTTTTAAAAAAATGAATAATTAAATCATATGGAGAGACATAATGACAAATTCAAACAAAATCTGTAGGACAGTTTTAGACACACAAAGTGTCGTTAAAGATCAATTAAATAATATTCTTATTTCTGAGTTATTGTCTAGTGGGACAATCAATGAAGTTACTTACAAAAATTTGACAGCGCAACTAGCATCGTGCATAGACAAACAAACAGACGCATTAGTTGATAGAATTTTAAATGAGTTTAGAAGTAACAAATAATCCCACGAGTGGTGTCAAGCATTTAATTCAATGCCATTGTATACTACCTCAATACAGAAATTCAAAAAATCCCGTATTTCATAAATTTGTTGTATTTTCTATAATCGATAATGAGACAGATTTAGTATTACCAAAATTTGCTGAATGCAATAATTGTGGTACTGCACATAAGATAGTTGATATGTGTACATCAGAAATTCTAGTGGGCAAAGATGAAGTAAGAACTCAATTAACAATAAGCGATCTACAACATTCATTGCCTACATCATTATTTGAATTACTGGTTTCATACAATAAAGACCTACCAGACTTTGAATATGCTCAGTTCATTATAGAGAATGAACGGTGGAATAAACATATTATCCTAACAAGGGAAGAATTGGAAGATTACACCCAGGGAAAATTGGTTAAATTTATTGCTATAGACAAATTTAAAGTAGAATCATATACATCAAAAAGATCAGTTTAATGAAGAATACAAAAAAATATGGGACATCAACCCCAGAAGAGGCATCAATTTTGGACTCTGCAAAATGTAGGGAAATTATTAATGAAATATTCAATTTTGGTATAAGCCAACCTCAAATAATCACGCTAATCAAATTGCTTTCTTTAGAATTAGAAAATAGAGATTTAATGTTAAAATTTTTAAACGTAATTGAGAATAAAGAAGATCAAATTATTGATAAGCCGATAATAACCATTTAAAAAGGAGAATGTTATGTCAACAACAACAGATCAGTGGAACGAAATTAAAGTATTAGTAGAGTCATTAGAGTTAGATGTAGTAAAGAATGCAAGCGGGAACGCTTCTGCTGGAGTTAGAGCAAGAAGGGGACTAAGACTCTTAAAAGCAAAAGCCGGGGACTTAATTAAGATGAGTATTACTACTGATAAAGGCCGCAAGAGTTAGTAATCATTTCATGATATACATGTAAAGATCATTCTGCACCTTTGTTTATAGGTTCCATATTTATTTGTATGGGAGTTTTATTATGAATAAAGAAATTAAACAAAAAGATGACCTTTATATAAACAAAGATGTGCCCACATCAGAATCAGATGATGAATTTGATTTTGTTGGTGCATATGATGATACCGATGAAAGCGTTGACGAACAGGCACTACCAGAAAATACAGCCGACTCTGCAATCAACTGCGCATTCATTGGGGTTGGTGGCGGTGGTGGCAAGTTAGCCAAAGCATTTTTAGATGCAGGGTTCAACAAGACATTTCTGGTTAACACAACAGTTAAAGATCAACCGGATGGTGTACCTGCAGATCATTTCCTTTTAATCCCCGGGGCCGATGGTGTAGGAAAAGATGTAAATCTTGGAAAGAAAATTCTTGAAGAAAATAGTGCGCTTGTTGAAGACGCGGTTAGATCAAGATTAGTTAATCCAGACTGGATTTTTGTACTTGCTGGTGGGGGTGGTGGAACAGGGTCAGCATGTTCTGTGTTACATGATTCGCTTACAAGACATCTTACGACTGTAGGTGCATCTGGTAAGGTTGTTTATATAGTATCAAAACCATCCGCCCAAGAACTATTAAATTCTACAATTGAAAAAAACTATAATTCAATTTTAGAGGATGTCTCAAGTCATCCCCATATCATTATAGACAATGAAAGACAGTTACAACTACTTAGAAATAAAGTAGGTATGCTAAATCTATATCCTGTCGCAAATAAGAATTTTGCAAAGTTGCTTGCACAAGTTTTAAAGCTGGCTGCAACTCATTCAGACATACAGGCATTTGATACCAAGGACTTAGAGAAATGTCTTAGCACAAATGGAAGAATAATAATAGGTAGCACCGTCATTAAAGATACTGAACGACGCGATCTTGGAGCTGCAATTCTTCAAGGGTGCATTAAATCTTCACCGTGTCCGGCACCCAAAAATAGATGTTCAACTGGTGCATTGATGTTAATAGCAACGTCTTTAATGGCAAGTGATCCTGCTATTAGTAAAAATCTAGAAGCAACGTTTAGTTATGTTGGGGGAAGAACTGACACACTATTTTCTGGAATGTATATAAGGGAAAAAATTCCTGGATTGATAGCCCTTTGTCTTCTAGCCGGATGATGGATCATGGGGTTCGAAATTACCTGGATTTTTTCGAAGTTTCTTTAAGATCATTTTTTCAATTTGACAAATTCTCATTCGAGAAACCCCATAATAATCACCTATCTCCTGGAGGGTTTTTGGTCCTTCATTCGCAACAATTATTGAACAATTTAGTCCCTGATCAGACTTTAAAAAGTGCCTACAGGCACTTTCTGAACAGGGCTTTTGCGTGCGCTTTATTTTTTTATAACATTTTTCTTGTTTGTTTTTTATATCATTCATATTCAAATACGTTTTGTGGATACTATAAAACTAATACAAGATAAAGGATTTTACAACTGTGGGAAAAAGAAAATTACTTATAATAGACACGTCTGTATTACTATATGACAAAAATTCAATTCATTCATTTCCTGGAAATGATGTAGTATTGCCCCTAATAGTTTTAGATGAACTTGATAGGTTCAAAGAAAAGCCCGGTTTATTAGGAGAATCTGCAAGATATGTGAACAGGTACTTAGACAATCTTAGATCTATTGGACGCTTAGACAAAGGTGTTTTGTTAAATGATGAAAGTGATCAAACAATCACCGTAACATGTTTACCTGCAAAACTAGATTCTGATGAACTAGATATCAGCACTGGTGATAATATGATTATCGCAGCTGCACTAAATTTAAAAAATAAAAATAAAAATAAAATAATAAAAGTTGTAACAAAGGATATCAATTTAAGGGTTAA